CATAATTTGTGTTCGAACAGGACCACTAGCTGGTAATAATTCTTTATAAGCTAGAGATTGAAATTGTGTGACTGCTTCTGCAAGGACAGGGTGTGTTGCACCACTCGCGCCTTGAAAGGGTTCGCCTCGATCTTCGTATTTAAAACCTAGTAAGTCTAATCCTTTTGTATAGGTTTGTTCCCAATCGCTTCTTGATGATTTATAATCTAAATACATATCTTTGAGCTCACTACCCAAAGGTGTTAATACATCGTCCTCTAAATATTCTGCTAAATTAGCGAAGTGGTTTTCGCTTCCCTCTGCCATAACTTTAGAGGGATCAAAAGATATTTCTGCTCCACCTTCTTCTGTTTCAATAACTTCTACCTCTTCTGGTTGAGCCTGTTCTCTGTTTAATTCTTGAACTACAACGTCTTCAAATTCATCTTGTCCTGGAATATCTAATTTAGTTCTTTTGCTATTAGGTAGCGCTTTGTCTATTTCTGCCATTTAATAACCTTACTTGGTTTCGAATAAAGAAGCAACCCCTTCGGACATCGGTCCTTTGTTCGGTGGTATTAGACCGCCACCTGCAAAAAAGGTTTTATCTATAATCGCATTAATTTGGTCATCAGAATATCCTGCTGCTTCTAAATCTTGTCTTGCTTTTTCTGCAGGGGATAAATCTGTTCTACCTTCTGCCATTGGAAAGTTCATTGTTGGCTCTTCTTGCAAAGTTCTACTAGGGTATTGGTTTAAACGTATTAAATCTTGAATTGTTTCGTCCCCTAAAACAGCTCTAGCTAATCCTGGATCTGGGTCCATCATAAATTCTGTTTCACCTGTATTAGGATTTCTAACAGAAATAAAAGGTGTGTCAGGTTCAAAGGAGCCAACTTGAACGTTAGGGTCAACGGAAGTATCACCACGTAAAAGGGCAACGAGATCACTTGATCGTGTGTTCGCTAAATTTTGTGCTGTTCTTATATCTCCTAAGCCCATCACGGAAGCACCGCCTGTAGCATCTGCTGCGCTTGACTCGTCATCTTCCTCTTGTGGGAATAAAAAGTTTTTTCCTTTACCATATAAATCTTGAACAAGGCTTAAAGCTAAAGAACCAGGGATCGCTGCTCTAGCTAAAACATCTGCTAGTCCTTGTGTTCTTACCATTTCGGGAACATTACTTTTAGGGTCCGTGTATTGCAAACTATTATAACCTGTAAAAGCTCTTGCAATATCTCCACCCAATTGTCCCATGGTCGGAGCTGTTGCTGTGAGTTCAGGAGACATCATAGAAAGAACAGTTCTCCCTTGTTCATCTTTAATCCCTGTGTTTGCTAAATTAACTCTTTCAATTCCATCTGGACCTGTAAAAAATTTTGCTCCTGCATCTAAAGCTTGATTTAATTTTTGCATTTTATCCGCATAGGATTCTATGTCGGCAGGTCTTCGATACTTAGATCCCACTTCACCGATGTTTTGTCCAATCGCTTGAAAGCTTGAAGGCTGTCCTAAGTTTTGTAATCCTTTTTGTATTTGTAGTGCTTGTGCTTCTGTTGCACCCGCTAGTCCTGTGTTTCCTGCCATGGCCTGTGATTGACCTGGTCCCATCCCGAAGATTCCTTTTTTACCTTTTTCTTGTGATGTTTTTGTTTTAGTTTTACTGCCCATTAGTAATATGCTCTCCGATGTCTTGGTAAGGGTGTATCGTCTTCGTCGTCTGGATGATCAATAAACCCTCCCTGTCTAAATCTCATGACTGCTTGTGTCATACTATCTACCAAGTCGTCATGATCACCATACGGGAAAGCTGCACATTCTTCAATAACTTCTTCCGTGAACTTATCGTCGGTTGCCCATATCTGCCCTGACTCGAATAGTGGTGCCACGGCATTGACACGAGCGTGCTTATCGTTTCCACGACTCGGTGTATAATTTATAACGGGTATTCCTTGTTTACGCAACTCAAAAGTTAACGGCATACCACTCGCTTTACCTTCGACAATCACACTCTCTGGTTTCCAATAATTATACTGTTCGAGGGCCACGCGCCGTAATTCTGGAAACTCAAATCGGTCTTTGACGACATCTAAAAGAATGAGATTCGGTCCGCTGTCCTCGGTCGGATAAAAGACACCCCACGTTGTGATAGCAGAATAATCTGCCGTTTCTTTTTTCAAAAAAGCAGTATCATAGGATTGTATCACATGATGAAGCGGGGGGAGGTCTTTCTCCCATAGGTTCCACCATTCTCGTTTAATAATACTTCCTTCTTCTGCCGTTGGGTTTTGTTGATACTGTGCATTCCATTTACCAATCGCTAGCGAAGCTTTGACCGATTCTAATTCTTCTAACTTCCAATATTCGGGCCATACGGGTTTGTTGTTCGGCAGGATCGCTGGAAACTCAATCACCTCCCATTGATCGGCTTTCGCTTCTTTTTGAGCATTAATTAATCTTCCTGTTAAATCTTTCATATTCCAACGTGTCATGACCACAACAATAATACCACCAGGTTGCAAACGCTGACGAGGACCTGAGGTGTACCATTCCCAAGTCCTGTCTAACGCATTCACGTTCAGCGCATCTTGTTCCGAGTGAGGATCATCAATAATTAATAAATCCGCACCGCGGCCCGTGATGCTTCCGCCGACACCCGCAGCAAAATATTCACCGCCCTCGTTTGTCTCCCACCGGCCCGCGGCCTTGGAGTCCTCTCTCAGTTTGGTCGGATAAATTTTTTGATATTCCTCGGAGTCAATTAAGTGTTTCGCTTTTCGTCCAAAGCGGACCGCGAGTTCTGTTGTGTGGGTCGCTTGAATAATTTTTAGTTTTGGATTTTTTCCAATCATCCATGCAGGCAGGAGGTAAGATGAAAATTCTGATTTTGTATGTCGCGGTGCCATATTGATAATGATTCTTTTTAATTCGCCCCGGGCCACCTTGTTAAACTTGTCAGCCATTATTTTGTGATGGGACCCCTCTATAAAATCTGGCCATACGTACTTCACGAATGACATAAAATCATTTTTAATTGCAGATTCTTTTCGCTTCTCTTCAAGTTTTATCTTGTAACGTAAAAACTCTTTCCGTGCTTCCGCAGGTAATTTGTTGATATCTATATCTATTCCTTCTAACTGCATATTTTCAAAATGAATTTAACACCATTAAGTATTCAAAATCAACATATACATACAAATATACAGTTACATACTTTTGCATTTAGGGTGGGTGGGCCCATAGGATTCAAGCCAATTTTAGGTTTTGCTTGGGACCCCTCAAACATCCCATATAATCCCATTTTAAGAGCCATACAGAGGGTAAATAAAACCAGGGTAAGTAGATTTCCTTACAAAGAAAGTTGTTGTTATAATCCCATAAAGTGCTAGACTCTTAGTCATGGATAAACCATTAAATAAATACGCGATAATCGAAGCGAAGGTATATGAAGCCATTCCAACCTCTTACAATTTAAAGAGGACGTTTCCTGGATTAATCGCAGCGACCAAATACAAAGAGTCGCTTGAAACCGTGGCACAGTTGGAGAATGAGAAGGGAAAGACTTTCTTTCTCTTTGAGTTATCTCCTGCCAATAAGCCAAAGGTGGACCTAGGTTAAATAATGATTACATCATTATTTATAATTTTCTTTCTAGCCCTTTTTGGGCTAGAATGTTTTTTACTAGTGCTATTTTGTATAGCTGCAACAAGAAAGGATAAGAATGAGTAAAGACAACAAAGGCCGATATATGGTCAGCTTTATACTAAGAGATAGAATATCCACAATAGTGGACGCTTATGATAAAGCTGACGCAATAGAACAGGGTCATAAATATTTGGAAAACTGCTTTACAAGCAGGTTTCAAATAACGACTGTTCTTAGAGACCGTGGACGTGGAGGAGATACACAGGTTATAGAACTTACTAATCAAGGTATCTTAAATCCAGAAGACATTCAAATGGCAGATAAATACGCTCAGACAAAAGCAAAAATGAACATAGGTGGTGTAAACCTTAGGGAAAAAGAAAATGAGTAAATGTCCAGACTGCTACGGTACAGGTTGGTACCGTGGCAGGCAAGAATACAGAGCGGTTAATTGTCCAGAATGCCTGGGCAATGGATTTTTTCAGGGTCACATTGATCCTTGGGATGAAGAAGAAAGACTAGCCAACGAGTGTGGGCAGCGCAGTAGACCCAGGTACAGGGTCGAGCGTTATGGGAATAAGACCAAGGGCCCAGGTTTCAAGAAAACAATTTGGTTAGACTAAAAATTCAGGGGGCGCTTCTGCGCCCCTTCTTTTATTTTTTTTTTTTATTTAGGGTGGGTGGGCCCACAAGCCACAAGCCTGTAATAATTTATGACCATTATTTTATTGTATATTATCCCACAAAATGCTAGTTATATATTATTAATGGGTACCATTAACAGTGGAGGCTTGGACGCCACGCGAAACCTAAAGTACAAAGGGAGTAACAAAACGCAACGCAAAGAACCTTAGACCTTGGGGAGTTGGTTTCTCCCCAAGGTTGACGAAACGAAAGGAGCAACAAATGGATTTAAGAAAAGATCTTAAAAAAAATTTCATGGTGATTGGTGGTAAAGATTATTATGAAATCTCTAAATTTGATCGCGGTTATGAAGGTATTGAATACTGTAATCTTGGGGGTGGATTTGTTAAAAGAATTAAAATCAATGAAGCTTTCATGAATGACTACGAAAGCGGGAAAATTAAATTTACAAATAGCCTTCCCTCTCACTACATTTATGGCAAGATATCTTGTGAAGGTATGAACCTCAAATTTGTCAAAGGATATTATAATCCTATCATTCGTTGGAATGGTTGGATTGTCCCTTACTTTACATGGGAGACTTGCAAACAAATAAACAGTTCCTGCACCGACGAAAATTTATTATTTAGATTTTATGATGAGGAAGTAAACGGAAAGCAGGTTAAGACTTTGGAATATTCCAATCAATATGATTGTGAAACGCCTTTCGTAATACCAAGTCAAAAAATAAATGGTATTGAAGTTTATGATTGTGGCCTTGGAATATGTTGGGAATTATATCAAGCATAGTTCAAAGCCCCCTAGGGGGCTTTGAACTGCGTTTGTTTGTTGCTTTATCAACGCAGTTATACGGCTGGGTAGTGCCGAGCAGTGAAATTCTGTCAAAACTACCCCAAAGCCTCAAGCCTGGGGGGAGCGGGTGGGCCCACAAGCCACAAGCAGGGTTGACAATATCCCATAATATGCTATAAAGATAATGCGCACGAACGGTCTTCCTTGCGCTAAATACTTGAAGACCATTCGGGGCTAGTTCTGCAGAGCTAGCCCCGCCGGAAAGAAAGGATAAAAAATGAAAAGTTTACCGTTTACAAAATCAAAAAAACTTTTGAACATTGACAACAACGCCAAGACAGTCAAAGGTCAAAAGAACGGATACAAGACGGCCATTTTATATTTAGCGCCTAGTAGTCAATCCGGGTTTAACGTTTGCCCTATGGCCTCCCAGGGTTGCAAGAAAGCTTGTTTATATACTGCGGGCCATGGTCGGTTTAATAATGTACAACAAGGCCGTATCAATAAGACGCGTTGGTTTATCCAGGAACGCGAAACGTTTCTTATACAATTAGAAAAAGAAATAACTAATCATATTAAGAATTCAGAAAGAAAAGGTTTTATTCCTTGCGTTCGATTAAACGGCACATCAGATATAGCCTGGGAAAATTTTGGAATTATTCAAAAATTTTCCATGGTTCATTTTTATGATTATACAAAGGTTTACAAGCGAGCTATAAAATTTGTTAAAGGTGAGTTGCCAAAAAACTATAATATAACTTACTCATTAAACGAAGACAACCGCGCGCACGCTTTTGAAATATTAAAAATGGGCGGGAACATTTCCGCCGTATTTAGAAAAGACCTCCCGAAAAGATACAACGGGTTCAAAGTAATAGACGCAGATGAAACAGATTTGAGGTTTACAGATCCGCGAAACGTGATTTGTGGCCTCAAAGCAAAAGGGGAAGCTAGGACCGATTATTCCGGCTTTGTCTTAGATTAGAAAGGATAGACAATGACACTAGACGACGCACTAAAACACGAAAAGATATTCGATAAAAGAGCGACGGGTTACGACATCGTCGAATTTTTAGACACTGAATACTTTTCAAAAAGTAAACAAAAGCATATCCGATATGGTGATATGCATTTGCAACACTTCATCCGGGTGTTTCAAAAACAAGAAGATTTAAAAATAGAAACAATCGGAAAAGCTTTAAATGAAGCTGTCACAGAATTATTTAAAAGATAGCCTCAGTTCTCTATCCCCTAAAGGGGATAGAGAACCACGTTTCGATTTGAAATATCCAGGTTTTATATATAAAAAATTTTTTAGCTCACAAGCTACAAGCCTCAAGCTACAGGCGGGTGGGTGGGACCCAAAAGGTACAAGCACCAGGGGTGGGTGGGCCCATAGTTCACAAGCAACTTATCCACAGGTTATCCACAGAAAAGATATTTAGTAGTTTACTTATGGGATTTAGTATGAAAAGATGGGAGCATGAAAAAAGCAAAAACTATCGTTCATGTGAACCAACACATGATCAAGCACAACAAGAAACACGGCACGGAGTTTCCGGTTCTCACTGTGAAGCACAGAGGCAAAACCTACTATGCTCACGAAGTGATTTATCACGATCACTCAATCACGAAATACCGTCCAAACAGCCCTCTCAGCTGCGGTGCTGTTTG